GGTCGTCGACCCAGGCCGTCGCGACGGTTAGCGCCCAGTCGAGGAGCGCGTCGGTCTCGGACGTTTTCACGCCCAGCCGAGCCTTGAGGTCGGCGACGGTCGGCTCCGGAGTAGTCACGCCTCCGGCTCCTCCGGCTCCGGCTCCGGCTCCTCCGGCGGCGGCGCGAGCGGCGTGACGACCCAAATCTGGAACGCGACGCCGTTCGAGGCGGGCGCGCCCGGGTTCGTGACGACGACGGTCGTATCGCCCGGCGTGTTGACCTCGTCCGCGCCCGTACCGAACACGGCGTTTTCGGCGTCGTTCACGATCGCCGGGTACGTCGCCGGAGGCGTCTGCCCGTTGATCGTCACGGTCATGCCGTCGACGAACCCGGACCCTGTCAACTGGAACGAGTTCGACGCGTTCTCGTCCATGCTGCTGGGCATCACGGATTCGAGGACCGCCGCGTCGGGACCGGGCGGGACGGGCGGCGCGTAGATCGACGGCGGGTAGCTCTCGTCGTAGAACGTCGAACTCATGGGCGGGTCCTTTCGAGGGCGAGTCCCGCCGCCGCCGTCGAGGGAACGGGGCGGCGGCGGGACGGGGACGGGTTAGACCCCGACGCGCTGGGTCGCGTTGGCGAACGGCGTCGGGCGGAACCCGGCGATGGACGCGGCGAGCGCGACCTGCCGACCGAGGACGGACGGCTCCACCGCCTCCAGGACCGGGAACCGGTAGAGGTACGCCTCGAACCCGGCCGACCCGCCGACAAACAGGTCAGTGTTCGTGATCGCCGGAGTGACGATCGTTCCGAGTCCGGCGACACTCATCGCGAACGAGTCGGCGGACGCCGTCCCGTTCGCGTTCGTCGCGCCGAGCGTCGGGAACAACGGGCGACCGGCGAGGTCGGCGAGACCGCCGAGGTACGCCCAGCCGAGCGGACCCATCGCGACCCACTGCGGCATCTCGTTCGTCACGCCGTAGTACGCGGCGGCGGCGTCGAAAATCGCCTGCCGGACGGCGGGCGGATCGGCGTCGGCCGGGAGCGAAACGTGACCGGTCGAGTTGTTCATCTCGTCGACCATCGCGAGTTCGATCGCCGACTCCAGCCGCTTACGCAACTGCCCGACGATGATGTCGAGGGACGCCGGATTGAACGTCAGTAGCTGCTGGCTGATGTTGAGGAACCCGCCCTTGGTGATCAAGGGGACCGGGGTCGACTGAACCGTGAACGCCTTGCTGGCGAGTTCTGCTTTCTCCAGCGCTTGAGTCCCTACGCCGGTCACGAACCCGGCGTCGACGATGTACGGCCGGGAGAACCCGAACCCGTCCGACCCGGTGACCTCACGCGCGCCGACAGCGGCGGTGAACGGCATCCCGGACGGGTGAGGGTCCGACACGGGACCGACGACGGGGCGGACGACGAGACCGCCGAGGTCCCCGGCGACCGGCGTCGTGTTCGCCGCGACCGTGCCCATGTGTTCGGCGGCGCGCCGCATCACGCGGTTGTATCGACCCTTTGCCTCCGGGTCGGACTGATGTAGGACGTCCCACAGGAGTTGACCGGCGGAGCGGTACTGGAAGTCGCCCGGCACCATCGCCGCGTCGAGACCGCGGAGCCGGGTCTGCGTGTCCTCGGCAAGGTCGATGTTGTCGAGGAGGACCTCTAGCTGTCGGTTCAGTCCCTTGATTTCGTCGTTGGCGGCGGTGATCGTCGCCATGTCCTGTTCGGACAGGTCGCGCCGTTCCTCGACGGCGACCTGTTGGAGTTGCTGGATCAAGCCGACCTTTGTGTCGCGCTTGAAAACGAGTTGGTCGGCGAGTCGATCGCTCACGGGGGATACCTCCCGGGGTCGTTGCGGTTGGGGTTCCGCTACGTCCGCATCGGGGTGCCGCCTCCGGTCCGGGGTTGCCGATCAAGTCGGGTTGCCCGGTCCCGTCACGGGATGCCGCGTGTCGCCTCGCGAGGAGCGACTGGTCGTTGCTAGGGGCGGATGCTACGTCGCCGCGTCGCCGGACGCCAGCACGCCGAGGTCGGCGAGCATCGCCGCGACGGCGTCGAGGTTCGGCGTCCCGACGAGTTCCGGTACGGCGTCGGACCGGAGGGCGAGAATCTGAGCGTCGGCGTACACGGGGATCGGCGTCGCCGTGACCGCCGCAATGTTGATCTGGCGCCGCTGTCGTAGGTCGCCCGTGACCCTCGGCGGAGCGACGTCGGCGAACTCAATCGACAGTCCCGTGTGCGACTCGGCGAGCATCGACCGCGCCTTGGCGAGGTGCGGTCCGTCGTAGAGGCGGAACGTCCCGTACGCGCCGTCGTCGGACTCGGTCATCGCCGAACAGAATCCGAGGCGGGCGTCCATCTGCGATTCGTGATCAAGGGTGAATCTGATCCAGGCGGGCGCGCCGCCGCGCCGTTTCGCGACCTGTCGCATCCGCTCCGTACACCCGGGGAGGAACTCCTCGTCGTACTCGTCGATCGTCCCGTCCTCGACGGTCTCGCGTACGTGAGCGCGGACGCCGATCGGGACCATCCGGCCGTAGACCTCCCGGCCGTCCTCCCGGACCTCTAGCAACGAGTCGAACGCGCGCCTCATACCGTGGCTCCTGTCAGTCGTGCTCCCGTCGAGGACGGTTCGGACGGGAGCGGGTCGACGCCGACGCCGACGTCGGGTGACGTGGCGAGGCGTTCGGCGGAGCGGACCTCGTCCAGTTCCATCGCCCGACGCCCGGTCCGCGGGTCGAGCATGTTGAACATCGTCGCCCACCCGGCGACGCGTTCGGCGAACGGCGGTTGCGTGTACCGGTCCGGATTGAACTCCATCCGGCTACCGCGCGGGAGGAGCCAGGCGGACCACGCGTTCGCGAGGAGTTGAGCGAGCGGGCGGAGGGTCTGGCGCCAGTGTCCGTCGTAGACCTGCGACACGTTCGCGTAGGTCATTGACGACGCGGACTCGACGTTCACGAGGAACGACGGGACGCCGAACGCGGCGCAGATGCGGCGTTCGTCGAACTCCCGGAGTTCGAGTAGCGCCATGTCCCGCGGACTGATCGACAGCGGTTTCAACTCGAACGCGTTACCGAGGACGGCGGGCGCGCCGTCACGGCGGAGCGACGCCGCGACCCACGCCGACTGCGCCTCTAGGACCTGCTGCGAGTTCAGATTCTTCGCCGACTGCAGGACCGCCCACGGGACGCCGCCCCGGGTCGCGAGCGACGCCGCGTACCGCTCCAGCGTCGACGACGTCGTGAGCGACGAACCGAGCCACTCGATAGGCGACACGCCGCGGGGTCGACCCGGCCACGTCAGGTAGCGGACGTGACAGATGTCGGCGGCGTCGAGTTCGGCTCCGCCGATTGTGTAGACCATCCGCCCGGCGATCCACTCGACGTCGACGAGGTCCGGGTTTAGGGCGGTGAACCGGGAGATACGCCCGGGAGTCCCGGGGACCTCCGGGGCGTACCGGCCGGTCGCGTAGAGGATCACGTCGCCGCGGAGTTGTAGGGCGGTGACCGCCGCGTGCATGAACTCGTCCCAGCAGGAATAGATCGCCGGTTCCGGGTTCGTCGCCCACGACGGGAGCGTGAACGGGACCGTCCCTTTCATCCCGTAGATCGGGAACGAGGCGAGTTCGCGGGCGTTCAGTCCGACGCACGACATAACCGTGGAGACCTTGCCCCAGACGTCGCTATGTCGGCCGTAGCCGGTACCGGACCACGCGTCGCCCGGAGGCGGGACGTGCCAGTCGACCGGCCAACCCGCCCACGCCTCGGAGTGCCACCCGCCCTCCGGATACATGACGTTGCCGCCGGTCGATTCGGGTCCGACCGTCGACGGCAGGTTCCCGTTCGGGACGTGATCGCGCGGGTCGATCGGCGGAGACTCTCGCGCCCGGGAGTGACGGTGGTCGGTCACGACAAGCCCCGAATCAGTTACGTAGTCGGGCACCGCACGCCGATGGTACTCGTTGCAAATACAACGGGATAGACCGCGGGCGTAACGTCGCCGCTGATGAGTAACGACAACGAACCGACCGTCGAGGCGAACACGATCACGACGCGGACCAAGGACTACGCCGGACGCGCGCTCTCGAACATCGCCGTGGACGCCCGCGACTATCTCGGACGGGCGACGAAAGTCGGCGACCGCGACTATCTCGGACGGAGCCTCGTCGCCTAGACGCGACGCCGCCCCGACTCCCAGGCGGTGAGGATCGGGGCGGCGTACGGGGCCACGGCGGTACGGGCGATGCTACGCCCTCCGTGTCACACGACGTAGCCGCGGGCGGCGGCGAGGTCGCGACAGTCGTCGCACCAGGTCTCCGGGTGAACGGTGACCGCCGACGCGGCGCGCAGGTCCGACGCCTCGACGTAGAGGTCGTGTTCGCAGGCGACCGCCCACCGCGCCTCGCCGGTCCGCTTCACGGGCGAGTCCGGGTGGTCGAGGTCGATGATCCGGACGACGCCGCCCGTCGTCCGCGCGACCGTGGTCCGGCGGATCGCCTCGCCCTTGTTACCGATGTTCGACATAGCTGGGAGCCTTTCGGGAGTTGGGACCGGCCGGTCTAGCACCGCTCACGCCCCGCCCGTCGCGCCTCCCCGATAGTCCTCGTAGAGGCGGGCGACGGCGGGTGACACGATCTGATCGGCGACCTGAACGAGGCGCATTCCGTACTCGTCGACGGCCGGGAGGTTCTCCCAGTCGATATCGGTCCGGCGGATCAGGGGCGTATCGAACCCGCGCCAGGCGCCGCGGATGACGTGCGCCGGTCGGCCGTAGCGGCGGGCGGTCGACACGACGTACGGCCAGCGCCGTTCGAGGGCGCGCGACATACGGGCGCGCCCGTCGCCGCCGTAGAGGTCGGCCGTGTTCCCGCCCGGCACTTTCATCGTCCGCAGCTTGTTCGCGACGACGGCGTTCAGCAGGACCGTGCAGAGACCTCCGGCGAGGACCTGGAGGCAGAGGTCCGTGTCGTCGTTGTAGACCTCGCGCCAGCGGTACGGCATCCGGTTCCAGATCAGGGAACAGGAGTAGACGTGAACGTTCAGGTGAAGCGCGGGAGGGTGTTTCTGTTCGTGAACGAACATCTGGTAATTGAGACCCGACACGCCGATGTTCTCGTACCGGTCGGTGAAGTCCTCGCAGACGGCGAGGGCGTACCCGGCGAGGATCGGGACGCGTAGCCCGCGGGTGAACCGGCGGAACCCGTCGATGTTGTCGTCCAGTTGCCAGTGCCGTTCGGCTCCGGCGGCGACCGAGTGATCGGCGATCCAGTTCCGGGTACCGAGGAGGCGCATGTCGTCGGCCGGGAGGACGAGGAGGAGCGACGGGTCGTAGCGGGCGGCGTAGGCGTCGACCTGCGACGGTTCGACGACGAGGCGGAACGGGACGCCGTCGTCGATCAGGTGGTCGGCCGTGTAGCAGTGCGCCGCCCGACCTTTCGACGGGACGTAGATCGGATACCGCGGGACGGGCGGACTCATTGGAACTCGACCGCCGACAGGTCGTGACGCGGCCGGGGCGGCCAGTGCAGGAGCCAACGCCGGTCGCCGCGTTTCGAGTCGACCTCGACGCCGAAGTGAGCGACGAACGCGTCCCGGTCCTCACGGTTGTCGCAGTCGACGAGGACCTCCCAGCGCGGCTCGGCGACCTCGAACCCGGGGAGACCGATCCACTCGGCGGCGGCGTCGAGGTCCGCTATCTCCGCCGCCGTCCGGGTGACCATTACGAGGGCGGCGAGTTGCTCCTCGTCGAACCCGGTCCCGGCGAGCGCGGTCTCCGCCTCGGCGAGGATCACCCGGAGTATCTCGGTGAGGGCGCGGTCGTCGACCTCCGCCATCCGCGGGAGTTCGTTGTCCGCGACGAGGACCTTTAACGCCTGCGTCGACTCCGCGGCGACGTCGAGGCGGAGGACCGGGACGACGTCGCGACCGAGCAGGCGCGCCGCCTCGACGACTCCGTGTCCGGCCAGGATCGTGTTATCGCGGGCTACGACGACGTTCCGAAAGAATCCGTGTTCGACGATCGACCGGCCTTTCTCGGCGAGTTCGTCGGCCGGGTGTCGCCGGTAGTTCTGCGGGTGAGGGCGGAGGTCGGCGATCGGGACGTCGGGAGCAGTAATCACGCCCGCGACGGTATGCGCCGTGTACGCCGCCCGGCGGTTTCTGCGGTCCGAGAGTCGCCGCCGGACCCGATCGCTGCTCTCCGGGGCGTGTACGTACCTCTCCGCCGGTTACCAGACGATCGCCTGCAGCGGTTCCGGGGCGGTCACGATCCCCCAGCGCGCCTCGGTCGCGGCGATCAGGGGCGAGATATCCGCGCCGCCGCGACGCCGCCACACCCAGCCGTCGCCGACCTGCCGTTTCGTCGCCCCGGCGACAGCGTCCGTGAGGCGGTAGTCGCCCCGGTGCGATAGGTGTCCCTGACGGGCGGCGTCGTGGAAGTCGCCGCAGGCGCGGACGAGGTCCGGTAGCGATATGAGGCGGACCCGGACGCCGCCGCGTTCGAGAGCCGGGATCACGGACGCCGCCGGAGACCCTCGGTCGAGAACGACGAGGGCGTCCCACGTCGTAGCGACCTCGACGGTCCGGGCGACTAGGTGTTCGAGGTCCGACGTCTGCTCAATCACGTCGATAGGCGTCCGGCCGTCGACGTCGCCGACCGCGACGAGGGTCCCGTGATCCCGCTCCGGCGTGAAGTCGACCGACAGCGCGATATCGACGCCGGGGACGAGGTCGTCGTCGCGACACGCCGCCCAGGTGATCGGGTCGATGCCGGTCATCGCCGACACGTCGACCCACAGGTTCAGGTGCTCACGGCGGAATGTGTCCGGCGGGAGGTTCATCGCCCCGTCGAGGAGAGCCTGCGACGACACGCCGCCGGGGAGGTCCATCGACGGGTTCGCGTCCGCCCAGCCGACCCGGTCGAACACGTCGGCGTCCTCGTCCGCCGCCCATTCCAGCCAGCAGAGCGTCGACGCCGGGTTCTCTAGCTGAGCGCGCCCGGCGTCCGTGTAGTGACGCCAGAGGGTCGAGTCGAACGTCCCGGCGTTCGACAGGAGGTAAATCTGCGCGTGCGGGCGCGTCATCGTCGTAGGCCCGAACGCTCCTATGAGGGCGAAGTCTCGGTGCTGCGCCGCCTCGTCGATGATCGCGAGGTCGAGTGACATAGACCGGGCGGCGCGCTCGCCGGGCGTGACGATCACTAGCTGCGACCCGTTGTGCATGATCAGAGATTCCGCGCCGTTGTTCCGCGATACGTGTTTCACCCGGTCGGCGAACGGCGTCGCCATCAGGGTCTCGACGTACTGCGACCACTTGAACCGGGCGATGTTCCGGTCCTGCGCCGTGTACGCGACGAGGGACCTCGGCACGATGAGTTGAGCGGCGATCCGGACGAGGACGAGCGTCGTTTTGCCGTTCTGGCGCGCCTCGGAAATCCCTACCGTCCGGTAGTACGGGAGACCCGTCCGCGGGTCGTACTCCATCATCACGTCCGAGGCGTGAACCTGCCACGGGAACGGGTCCCAGCCGAGGAGGGCGGCGACCTTGGCGAGGATCGGCCCGCGGGTCGGCCGGTCAGGACGGCGCGGTGTCCCGTACCGGGGCAGCGGTGCCTTGGAGTTCACGGGCGATCACGTCCCACGGGTCCTCGGCGACCGCCTCCCGGTCGATCCCCTGAAGGTCGGCGACGGACTGAACGAGCGTCGACCGTTCGAGGCGCGCGCCGACCTCGATAAGTCGCGCCGCCGACGACGGCGAGATATCGGCGTCGTCGACCCGCTGCAGCGCGCCGAGAGCCTTGGCGACGACGTACCGACCGGTGAGGGCGTGCGACCGGTGCATCGTCCGGAGGGCGTCGAGGCGCGCCTCGTCCTCGACGCGGTAGAGGTGGTCGTCCCACTCCCGCGCCCGCCGCGTCCAGTGCCAATCCCGCTGCCATCGGGCGACAGTGTGCGGGCGGAGGTCGCCGTCCGACGCCTCGACGACGAGGTGAGGAGCGCGCGACGGACCGAGGTCCCGGAACCGGCGGAACGCGGCGTACGCCCGCGACGGCTCCCGCGGTTGCCGCTCCCAACCCGGGAGGTCCGCGTCGAGGTCGGCGATCGCTACCACTGTCGGGACGGGACGGGTCGGGACCGGACGGGACGCCGGGCGGCGAGTAGGTGACCCTGTTCGGCTTGACAGGGGCGACACGCCGGGCGGAGGCGACAACACCCGGACCCGTCGACGTGAGGGCGAGTGTGGAGCGACAGCGGCGGATCATGGTCGGCCGACGTCGACGGTGCGCCGTCGCACAAGAGCCGGAGTTGACACGGGAGACCGCGGAGCGCGCGACGGGTCCGCTCGTACCGCGGACCGTAGGGCGACCCTCGCCGAGGCACTACGACTCCGCCCGAACGACGCCGGGACGACAGCGCATCGCCGCCAGTCTGGCCCGACCTCGACCGGACCGCTAGCGATCGACGCCGATCCCGCCCGGATCGCTCCGGCATGCTCCGTGCCGTGGCACGAACCTTGCCTAGGCAATCCGTTTGCCCTGGCAGCCGGATTGGCACCGCCCGGGTTGCCTAGGCAATCCGCATGCCTCGGCAACGCTCGCGCCTCGGTCGCCGTCGAGGTCGGGCGCGGCGACGCCGAGCGGCGGCGGTGGTGGTGCCGTGGCGAGCCGGAGAGAGAGACACGCCGGGCTGCGTCCGGCCAGCATGGCCGTCAGAAAAATCTGGGCACCCACTCGTCACGCCGAGGCGCGTCGGATGCCGAGGCGTCCCGGTTGCCACGGCATTGGGATTGCCTAGGCAGTGGGGGGGGGTGGGGTGGGGGGTGGCGGGTCCGGCGCCGGTTGACACGGAGGCGAGGCGT